AAAATAGAACCACCACTTCCGTTATCAAAAGATAAATCACTTAATCCTATTGGCGTATTTCCACTTGTATCTGTAAATCTTTTCACACCATTAATCCATAAGATAAATTGATTTAATTTATATGAAACTGCTATTTTATTATTATTTAAAGTTGATATACCAGAGTAAGTTTCATCAAAAACAATAGCTCCGTTACTTGCTATAAAACCCCTAATATCTCCACTACTTTGTAACAAAATTAAAACTCTATTTGACCCAGAGCCATCGCTTATTCCTAATGATGAACTTGCTCCTAAACCTAAAGCACTAATCTCTGCATACAACACACCCTCTGTACTATTTATTAAACTAGAGTTACCACTATTGTTTGCAATATCTTGTAGCCTAGTGTTTGTTGCTCCGTTAGTTGGAATGTATGAGGTTGCGTATGATTGTTGTTCTAGTTGTGCGCCAAAAAACGTTTCACTACCAGTTGCTGATGTAGATATGTTAATTCCGTTTTCAGATATTGCACCCCATAAACCTACTCTAGTTGATGTTGTTACAGTAGCAGTTAATTTTAATACCCACCAATCAGAATTAAAATCCACTATCTCAATGCTATCATAGTTGGTATTTAATGATGTATTGTATGTTCCATTATAACTATCAAATATTACATAAGAAAAACCCGTTCCCATTTGTATTCCACTATAGGAACTTACTGCACTTGTTTTCTTTTTAATAAATACAGAAAAGGTGTGTGGTGTAGCATTTGTTGTAATTGTTTTATCTATTCTTTCAAAACTACTTACACTATTATCTTCTATAATATAAGCACTATTTTGACCATCGGGACTAAGTTGATTAGGTGTTAAGGTTGCAGATACATTATTCCATTGACTAAAATCCTCACTATAAGTTATCAAATTCGTACTCTGTGGCTCTAATAACCAACTTCCACAACCACTATCTGGTACTACTTCTTGACCAAGATATTCTTTTACAGATACGTTGTCTATTGATGATTGCCCGAATCCAGTATAAACATAAAAGTTAGTAGAAGTTGTTGAGGGTATAACCTCAATAGAATAAGTACCAGTCGTATAAAACCCAGTACCTTGACTATATTGCGCAGACCTTAATTCAATAGTACCCTCTAAAACCTCAAAATTTAATTTGTATTTTTTACCTATCTCATAAACTTGTTGATTTAAATAACCATTTGCAGATGCATCACTTGTTGCTTTACCATTTGCTATTGACCAACCAGTACCTTTACTCCAATTACTATCCGTTGCAAAATCACCATTTACAATTTCCTCACTTCCTAAAGAATCTTGATAACTAAACCCTTCGTAGTTTATTCTTGGTATGTTTGTATCGTCTGTTATTTCTTTTAATGATACACTATTTAAAGTTATATCTACATTAGCAGTTGCTCTATAAAAAGCAATAAATTGATTTCCAGTAGGTTCAATTATAGATTCTTGTATTCCAACAGTATTGTAAGTTTGTTGAACACCTCCAGCATCTATCTTTATGCCACCACTTACAACTTCTGCAACATCTACTATTAATTTATATTTTTTACCACTAATATATTGAGCAGTAGATTGTAGTTTTGTTAATGGAGATGTATTTAAAAACTTTAATCTTGCAGTTCCTTGTGTTTGATTAAACTCTACATAATTATCTGCATCATCATCTATAACACTCCAATCTTGTCCGACTTCTTTAACTGAGATGTTTGTTATAGAGCCTTCAAATGTAGAATCTTTAAATATCTGAAAGTAATTTTGGTCATAAGTTCCTATCTCTGTATAAGTACCATTTGCTGATATGCTTTGCCCACTTGTACTTCCAAAATCAAGCAAGGCTATACCACTACCTGCGTAATCAGATAAAGTAAAAGATACTTTGCAAGTTTTACCACTTAAACCACTTATTGATTGTTGTAATTTTGAGCTACTTCCAGATGTTGCAACTGCATAACCATCTCCAATACTCCATCCACTTCCTAAATCCCAATTTTGTCCGACTTCTTTTACTGAAATGTTGTCTATTGAGCCTATGAAATTGTTTCTTCCAGATATAAATAACTTATCATTACCAGAAGATATAGATACATAATGTTTAAAACTACCACTACTATTTACAACTATTTGTAAATCAGTACCACCTAGAGAAACATAAGCAAAACCCTGACTAACATTAGATGCATTGCCTTCAACTAAAAAGGTTTTACCAGTAAAAGATGTAATTGTTTGACTAAGATTCGATGTAGCATTAACACCGTCACAATTTGCACTTCCACCACTAATACTCCAACCACTTCCCTTTGTCCAATCACTATCTGTAGCAAAATCTCCATTAGTAACTAACTCACTTCCTTCTTGTGAAAAGTTTCCGTTTAAAACTTCTTCTGTACCTATCTGTGAAAAGTTACCATTTGAAACTAACTCTGAACTTATTATCTGTACATTCTCTACTAAACCTTGTGCATTAACTCTAGTTGCAGCAGAATTTCTTTCAAAGTTGAAATCACCACTTAAATCTTCTACTACTGATACGTTGTCTATACTACCAACAAAACCATTTGAAAAATCTTCTTGAAAGTAAAGTATATTACCAGTAGAAACTGTTATATGAAAACTATAAGTTCCATTAGCACTAACATTACCTTGCCTTGTAGAGCCTCCAAGATTAATATCAATAGCACCCGAAACATAATTGGTAATAGTAAATGTAGCTTTATATTTTTTACCAGAAGAAACTACACTTGATTGCGTTAAAAAAGCATTAGAATTACCAGTAAAATTAGCAGAACCTCCCGATATAGTTATACCTACACCCTTAGTCCAATTACTATCCGTAGAAAAATCTCCGTTAGTAACTTCCTCTGAGCCATATAAGTTTTCATTTGGCTTTACACTTAACATTCTACCATTGTCGTATGCAGTTGGTGTAAGTAATATTGATGCTTTATCTAATAAATTATCTGCCATCTTATTCTATGTTTTCTAATTCGGTTAATGTTGCAGTTGTACAAGTTACATTCTCGTAATAAGAAGCCCTTGCTTGTAATGTAGTTAATAAACTAGGTATTGCACTTGGGTATGCAAAATCATAATAAATACCACCCCAGCCATTCTGAACTGGATTACCCCACCAACTAACTGGATATATTTCGTTTGCCATCTTTTGTCTTTTTTGTTAAGTATTTTTTTAACTTTACAATATTATGTTTCTTTGGTTTGTATCTACCCATTATAATACCCAGTTTGAAGAATTTACATCTTTATCTGGATATACATCAGAATCTGTATTACTTGTGTATTCTGGAAACAAAGTGCTTTTAAAACAAATGTAATCTACAAATCTTCTTGTATAATATTCTGCAAAGTCTCTCTGTTTTTGCACTAAGAAATCAACCTCATCTTTTGAAGCACTTTCAGCATTTTCTGATGTGTGTTTAAACACTCCACCATTCTTTACTTGATATGCTGCAAATGGTAAATAATCAACCATTGCGTAATGGATCAACATTGGTTGTACATAGTCTGTAACTAAAGATAAATAATTACCAGTTAAAGTATCTGCAATTATGTCTGCTGATATTTTATCATACAACTTACTTCCTAAATAGTTTTGAATGTGTATCTCTTGTGCAATCTTAACAAATTGTATAAATTTATCTGTATCAACGTTTCCATCAACAATACTATTCTTTACTAAATCTGTTCTACTTATAAATAATGCAGTTGCCATCTATTATCTCTTTTTATTTACAAATCCGTTATTTGGCATATCCGTTGGTCTTTTTGCAACTTCCTTTGCATTTACCTCTGGTTTAAATCCTTCTTTTTTTGCCTTGTTTACACTTACCTCAGCATTTGGATTACCAACGTCAGCTTTTGTCTTAGCACTCTTTGCTCTATATGTTTTTCTCATCCAAAAATGATGACAATCTCCACCACCTTTATACAACCATATATCATAAGTATCAGCACCATTTAAACCCCATCCTGGATTAACTGGCATTGTACTCATTCTGTCTATATCTTCTTTTCTGTATATCTTAGCAGCATTTACCATTTTCTTACAAAACTCTCTGCTATTTGGACTATAACTTAAAGGTGCATATTGATATCTAACCTTAAATTGTACTCCTTCTTCATTCTCTCCATCTTGTTCACTCTTTGCATTTGGTCTAGCAGTTCCAGTTGTAACAAAATTGTACATCTTTGAAAGCATTGAAAGTTTAGGATTGTTTAACTTTTCTAATTCTTCATTTAACTCATCTTCTGCATCGTAATCAACTTTTCTTTCATCAATCAATTCCCAATTCTCTAAATCTTCTTCTTCTCCTAGTTCTTCTAAATCAGAAAATACTTTTGACATCTTAACACCAGTTTCTTGCTCTCTTGTTTCTTCGTCTTTTACATTTTCTAAGTCAATAAATTGTAATGGTTGTAACGTCTTAAAATATAGGTTTAAGCTAATATTGTTAAAAGCAAGTATTTTGTCAAAGGCATCTGTTAAAAGCTCTTGAAAAGGTATTATAACTGTATTCTGCATTAATACTGTTGCAGTTTCTAATTCTTCTGCATTGTTACCAAAACCACTTGAATCTTTTATACCTAATAACATAGGAGATACAATTCTGTGTGATATCATTATCTTCTTTTGTGATTCTTCTGAAAGAAATTGATATTGGTTATGTGCATCTGATAATTGTACTGGATTTATATCTGCTGCTGATTCTTTATCATCGTTAAAAGCAAGTATAAATTTACCAGCATTAGACGATCCACTAAACTTAGCTTTTATTTTATTCTCAACTAAGGTTTGTTTTTGTTCGTCTGGTACTCCGTTGTTAAAGTTGATTAACATTGATGGAGCAAGTCCATTCATTATATTGTTTAAATGATAGTTAGATACTTCTTCTTCTAACTCTGCATATTGTAACCCACCTTGATAGTCTGGTGTACTATAGTAATACATTCCAGCTTCATAAGGTTTAACATATAAAATTTCAATTGGTTTAGGTGTATCAGATATACCAAAGGCTGGTATTCTTAAAGGCTTTTCAGATGGCTTTATATTAACCCAATCTGGATGATAGTAATATGCTTGTACTTGTTTATCTTCTGCTCCACATTTCTCTGCTCTTAAAGTCTCAATTGGTAGGTGTTCTACTTTAGCAATAGACTTTCTATCTTTTGAATATATTACTTGTATTGCACATTGTCCAGTTAGCTTTAAATCGTATGCAAAACGTCTTACATCATCTTTTTTAAATAAAGATATCATTCTTGCATATTGCTCTGGTCTTTTTGAACTATCTGTTGCATCTAATCCTCTACCATATATCATTTGAGATATACCAGTAATACAAGCACTTGATGTAGCACTTCCGTTTGCTCTGTCAATTAAGAACTGAAAATAATTGTTGTCAGCACCAAATTCAACCCATTCTTTATTCTTTGTTTCTACAATCTCTGGAGATGTGTAAGATGATAAATTAACAAAACTAACTTTTGAGCTAGATGCTTTTGATGGTGTTGTTTTTCTGTATTTATTTATACGTTTACTCATAGTATTATAAAATCGTTATTACCACTCTTTTCTTTGTACACATCTTTGTTTATTGTATAGTGTTCATTGTTAGATTGGTTTGTTGATTGTGCAGTACAAAATATTTTATCTCTGTAAATAATATCTGCTTCTGTTATTGAGCCTTGACCATTATAAACTTTTAAATCATAAAACCTACCCTCAATTAATGTATAAACATTTGACAACTCAACATAATTTTTATTGATTATAGCAGTTGGTAAAATTGTTACTTCATTGTTTGTACTATCATCTCTTAGTTTTATGGTAACACTTGTTGAATATACTCTTGGTATAATCTTTATTGTTTGTGCATCAGATGTAGGTAACAAATGTTTCATATATATATAATACTAAAAGTTTGTATTTTTATTTATTTAAAACAAAAAATAAATTTTAACAAAACTTTAACATATTTATTGTTTATTTTTTTTACTTTTACATAACAGACGAGTGTATGAAAAGTAGCCCATACACAGACGTTCGGAATTATTACAAAAATTAATTAGGCTATTTTTTATACACATTGTTAGCTGGCGAAGCGAACTGTTAATTTTAAAATTTTACCCGATGGGAATAGGAAAAATAGGAAACAAAAACAACTCTTTTGAAAGTAAGAGTATTGAATATAGCACACCTTTGGTAATAGTGAAGCCATTGATAAAAGAATTTAGTATTACTAAAGATGTTTGTGCAAGTAAGGCAAACCACAAATTAGATGATTATTGGACTAAAGAAGATGATGCCTTAGCAAAAGATTGGATTGGTAATTGTTGGATGAACCCACCATTTGATAGAAACCTACAAAAATGGGTAAGGAAAGCTCATAAAGAAGCAAACACCAATGGAGGTACAAAGGTTTGCCTGATACCTGTTAGAAGTAATACAAAATGGTGGGCTGAAACGATGATAGATGCTGAAATACGCTTTATAAATGGTGAGGTGAATTTCAATGATGAGCCAAGAGGTTTATGGATGGGAATGTGTATTGTTGTTTTTGGAGAACAAGCCAAAATAGGTACGCACAGCATTATTGATTATCGAAAAGCAAGGGTAAAATTTAAAAATTAATTGCAGCTAACACAAAAATACCCCACGTTTTAATGTGGGGTATTGACTGTTATAAAGCGTTTTAATGCTTTAAAAAAATTAAAAAAAACCTATGCGTTAGGGTCTATTTGTACTGCACTTTCGTTATCAGTAATAACAGTTGATGTTACAAAGAAAGCTGGATCAGTTTCTTGACCTTCTAAAGTTAAAGTGAATCCACTTAAATCTCCCATTGCTGCTCCAGATACAACTGTACCTCCATTAACTTCTGCTCCGTGTTCTAAACCAACCATAAAGAAATTTCCATTATAATCTTCTATTGCAACGTGAGGTCTTGCAGTAGCTAATAATTTTATTTGCTCTTGTGTTGCTTTATCTAAAACTGGTAAAGTTAAATTTAAAGTTTGTGTGTAAAATGTAGTTCCGTTTTCTCTTGAACTATTAATTGTGGTTTCTAGTGAAGAATTACCTTTGATATCAAATTTAAAGAAGTCTGGCGTTCCACTTATTGCAGTAATCTCTCCAGATGCTATTGTAGTTGTTCCCAACGTACCATAATCTGCGAAATAAACTGCTTTTAAGCCACCAACACTACTTTTACAAGGTAAAGCTCTACCAGATGTAAGTAAACAAGCCATTGTGTTTTATGTTTTAAAGTTATTAAAAAAGGGTAAGCAGATTAACCACCTACCCTCATTACTATTGTTTGTTATTAGATTATAGTCCTAATCCGTAAGATACGATATCTTCAACAACTGCATATTGTACTCCAGCAGTATATCTCATAATGAAACGTACATTTTGAGAACCATCTAAATCAGCCATATCTAATACTTTTACTTCGTTGTGGTCTGATAAAAGTCCAGTTCCAAAGAATAAGTTAGATTTTTGTGCTGCAATTGCATTGTTGTCAGAAAGTCCGTTACAAGCTACAACTTTTACACCATCAAAATATTGGATATCCATATCTTGGTTATGTCCTAAACCAGCAGTTTGGAAACCTCCTAAAGCTCTCTTGTAAGCTCTAAAGATGTTTTGTGCAACATAGATATATAAATCTTCTTTTCCATATACTTCACTTGGAATAGCATCTACGATATCTCCTAATTTCTCTACTACGTTTGCAGAAGTTACTGCTGCTCCAGCAATTTTCTTTGCTCCAGTATGTCCAGCATCAGCATTTAATAAAGTTTTGAAACCATCAAAAGTTCCAGCTCCAGCTACACCAGCCCAGATATCTTTTTCAGTTTGCTCTGCAATTGATTCAGACATTAATCCGATAAAGTAATCAGAGAAAGTAGCTGGTAAATTATCGTGTGCAGAATATCCCATAGATTCTCCTTCCCAATCTGATACGAATGGAGTTTTACACAACTCTAAATTTACTTGTAATTCTTTTGGCTCAATAATCTTTTCTGTTAAAGCAACAGTTCCAGCATCTGTAAAATCACAAGATGCATTTGCAATAGCACCAGATAAATCTACTCTTTTTAATACTTCTTTAAACTTTACGTTTGGCTTAACTTCGATTAAGTTGTTTGCGATTGTATTTCCAGATAAAAGTGCTGCTGATACATATTTTCCAGCAAATTCTCCAGCATACGTTGTTGTAATTGATAAACTCATTTTTTATTTGTTTATTTTGTTAAATATTCTATTTCTTGTTGTGTTTTTATTCCCTTTTTGAGAATAAAGGTTTAATTCTTTTTTGTCAGATAAGTTTTCTGGAGTATGTGTAATTCCTTCAACTTCTTCAGCAGATAACTCTACTTTATCTTCCTTTACTTCTTCTGATAATTCAACTTGTACTTCTTCTGCAACAACTTCTGTTTTAGAAAGTTTTAATTCGTTGATTTCAGTTCTTAGCTTTTCAATTTCTGAGAAGAACATTTCTTCTGATATTGATTTAACTATCTTCTTTGGAGATGCAGTTTCAGTTGATAATTCTTCTTCTTCAACTTCTTCTGCTTCTGTTTCTGCTGGTGCTTCTTCTTCTGATCCAGCTTCTTTAATTTCTCCAATGATACCTTCTTCTGAAACTATAATAGTTTTACCTTCTACTTCATACTCTCCAACTGGCACTGCAACTCTCTCATCGTCTGCAACGACAAAGATTTCTGCACCAGCTTCAAATACTTCAGCTTCTAAGATAGCACCATTATCTAGCTTCATTTGCTCTAGCTTTACTTCTAATCCAAGTAAAACCCTTGCTTTGTTTAGTAATGTTCTGTCTGTGTTCATATTTATATAATTAATTTACTTGTTAATTTTGTATTTTCAGTTGTTTATTCTTCTTCTTCTGTTGCACTTATCCTCCCTATGCCTTGTTTCCAGTAGTAAGGTGTTTTACAATTTTTATCATCTTTATTCTTGCAATCTATCGAATAAGTATTTTTACATTTACAATATACTGCCCTCATTATGATAATAGTTTTTTAAGTTCTTCTAGTTTCTCTAAATCGTCTAACTTTCTTGATGCCCAATTAATACCAGCAGTACCACCCCAAGCATCCCACATAAGACCACCACACCCTTCTGAATATGGTACATCTTTATGTTGTTGATGTCTTTTAAAACTAGCCATTCTTGCAATTGTATCTCTACTTATTGGTTCTCTTTTTGCTAATTGATTTGCTCTGTTCTTTCCAGTTGCTTCTCCACAACTTCCCCAACCATTTTTCTCTACCCAAGCTAAAGCTCTTTTAGCATTGTTTGTTGCTCCTTGTGGATAGTCTGTATATGATGCTAATTCTTCTTCATATTGTTTTGGTTTGTTATGTGTCCAACCTTTCTTTGTGTATTTGTCGTGTTCTTCTTTTGTCATTATCTTAACACTTGCACCAGTCTTAGGATCGTACATAGTGTGAGGATATTGCATTAAATGTTCTTTTAGTTCTTCGTTTGGTCTTTCCATTTTATCTGCAAAGTAACCTTCTATTGAAAAACCTTTTACCTTACCAGTTTTTACATAGTTATTCCATACATCTTCATTCTCTACCTTAACACTACCCATCCAAGTTCCAACTGGTACATCTAAACCATATAAAGCAGTCTTGTCTTTCTGTTTATCTTCTACTATCCAACTTTCAACAAGTGTTAATCCTTGTAATTCTGAATTGTGTTCTAATGTTGAATTAGATTGATTACCATTTTGTAAATACATTTGAGATGCTTTTGCAACAGTCTTTTCAGAAAAGAAAATGTAGTATTCATCTTCTCCAGACTTTCTGTAAATAGGTTTCTTTGGTATAAGTAAAGCACCCATTAGTAAACGTTTCTCTTTGTCTATTTCAGCAAGTTTTATTTCTTGTGTTTTAAGTGCAACAAAATCAGATTCAATTGCTGGATTTTCAACAACAGAAATAGCTTCTACTCCTATTGCTTCATCGTCATCTAAAATAAGTTCAATTAACTTCATATTTATATAATATTGTTTTAGTGTTATTTTATATTTTAATCTCCTAAACTTGCATCATCAATTATATTTCTATCCATACTTTGAGCAGTTGTTACATCGTTTGCTACTACGTATGCTTGTACTGGTTGTTGTGATTGTCCTCCTATAGCTGCTGCTAATTGATTAGTACCACTTTGACCAACTACATTAAATGATGGTGGTGTAGATGCTCCAGTAGGTACAGATGGTGTTGGTGTAGATATTTGACCACCTCCTCCTCCAGAGATGCTTTTACCTTGACCAATAGCAGTAGCAGTTATACCAGCAATTGCTAATCCAGCACCAATCTTTGTCATTGCTATAGATTTTGCAGTTGTAGCTAAAGAAGGAGCTTTTAATGGGTTAGGTATTGTAAAAGCACCAAGAGACGTAAAGAATGGTACTTTAGCTTCATTAGCAGTTGCAGTTGCAATAGATTCTTTTGCCTTTACTACAACATTCGCAATAGCAGCACCCTTTTCTAAAATTAACCCAGCCATAGCAATAGCTTTATTTTTACCAGCTATTTGTTGTAGCAATCCACTTAAACTAGCAGCAAAGTTTATATAATCTAAGTTTATTTGTTTTTTTCTATCAGCAATGCTTTGTTCTATTTCTATTTCTCTATCTGCTCTCTCTTGTAATTCCTCTAATCTAATTTCTTCATTTTCTTTTTCTAAATCTAATTGCTCTCTTTTAAGGGAATTTATATTTGTTAATTGTTCAGATTTAAAACCAGCAACCTTAGCATCAATAGCAATCATTTCAGTCTCTAGTTCAAATATTTGATTTGTTAATTCTATGCTTTTTCCTTTTAATCTTTCTTCTTCTTTAAGTGCATCTATTCTTGATTGAACAGTTTGTTTTTCTGCTTCATTTTGCTTTAAAAGTATTTCTCCAAGTTTTTGATTGGCAAGAATTCTTTCATTTATACTTTTACTTTCATCATCTCTTATTTGTCTTTGTTGTTCTGCTTGTAAATCGTACTTCTCAACTAATCTTTGTTGTTGTAATGCTAAAAGTTCAAAATTCTTTTTTGCATTTGCAATACGTTTACCATCTGATATAGCTTGTTTTACGTCTATTTTTTCAATAGATTCTGAAACTGCCTCTGAAACACCTTGAGCTAAAGAACCAACCTCTCCTACTGCTTCTAAAAAATTATTTGCTATTTGTTTTCCAGAATTAGAAATTCTATTTCCAGTTTCAATTAGTTTTTCTTGAGTTTCTGCTATTGCTTCGTTTAATCTTTTTATTTCTTTAGGGTCTCCATCTCCTAAGAAAGATTTTTCCCAAGCTAATTGAGCTTTTTGTACACCAAGAACGATTCCTTGAATAGCACCTACAACAATATTTATTGCTATTGATAAACTACCTCCAATAACTTTTTGTAATGCATCAAAACCACCAGTTAAGTCAGATACTTTTTCAAACATTGATATAAAAACATCTGAAACTTGGCTAAGAATAATACTAATAGTTTCAAAAGCACTACTCATTAAATCAACTACTTTTTGATTTGATGTCATAGCACTTCCAAGAGCATTTACTGTTTTTATTATTAAAGCAAATCCAGCTGCCTTCATAGCTAATCCAACACCAGTAAAACCTTTAGCTAATTTTTTAACAATATTAGTGCTTTTTTTAGATTGATTTTCTACATCTTTTAAAGATTTTTCTGTTTTACTATTAGAATCAACTACTGCTTTATTTAAACTTTTTATAGCATCAACTACGTCATTTAAACCAGCCTCAGCTTTGTCAGTTTTAGCTTCTAATTCTACTACTACTTTTTCCATTTTAATTCTTGTTTTTGTCTTTTAAATACTTCTTTAAAACTTTCTGGAAACTTATTCTTTCCCTTTGCTATTTGTACTATATCAGATTTACAATCTGTATCTCTTAATAATTCTAATATTTCTTTTATCATAATGTAGATATTGTGTAATTAGTTGTTGTTGATACATTATCATTAAAGTCTGTTGCAGTTATTCCAAATGTATAAGACGTTCCACTTGTTAAACCAGTTATTGTAACACAATAAAAGTCTTGATATGGCGTTGCTGATACTCTTTGTACAAGAACACTATCTTGTGTAACAGAATAACTTTTTACACCTACTCCAGTATCAGTTGATGCTGCCCAACAGAAATAAATTTGTGTTGTACCTCTTATTGTACTTGATGTATTTACAATTGGTGCAGTTGGTGGTGTTGTATCTGGTGGTATTGCTGGTGCTGGTGGTGTATAGATGTCATTTAACAACTCTAAATCAGATTTACCAGTTAGCATATTTGTTTTTATACTATTTATCTTATACGTTGTACCACTAATATTAAATCTGTCTGCTAGTGTGTATTTAAGCAATATTCTTAAAGGTAGATATGCAGTTACTTTTGTTAGTCTGTTTGTAGGATCAAACACATCAGAAATGTAATCACTATGGTATGCTTGAAATAAAGTGTTTGTAAATGTATTATCTAAAGTGTATTCGTTTATCTCATTGTTAAAGTTGATATTATACTTACTTGTTGATGATGACAATGCAACACTATTTGAAGGTATATTGTATTGTGTAACTTCTGAATGACTGCTTGTTGTATCTAAAAAAGAAATACTTGTTGTATTTTGTAATATAGGATAAAACAATAAAGGTTTACCATAATAAGGAGATTGATTGTCATCTACATACCAACCATATTGAACAGTTGTTAATGCATCAGTATCTAAATCAATTAATCTTTCATAAAGCATATGAGAGAAAGGTGTTTTAACCTTGTATATTTTACCATCTAAATTCTCTCCACTTGTGTATTCTATTTTACCCCAAGTGTTGTTAAATAGTTGTGAATGTTTAGAAGCTAAAAATGTTTTTGTATCTCCGTGTTCAAATGTTATTTCTTTAAATGGTAAAGCAACATTAACAGAGCTTTTATTTCTATCAACAAACTCTGTTATATCGTAAGAAACACCATCACTATAAAAGTCATCTAAGGTTTTTACAATTACTTCATCTGTATCATTATCAATATAAGATGTTAGATTAAACATTTTAAAAATACCAGTTAAAAAATCAATACACTTTATCTCTGGTATCTGTTGTGTAATAATGAAATCAAATGCATTTGTATGAGAAAAAGATGCAGATGTATAAGTATTAAATGATTCTAAACCAGCCAAAAGCCTATATCCAATATCCCAAGTAACTTCTGAGAACGTAACGTTTTGAGCTGATTGTATAATAACATTGTAATTACCTTGTGATGTGTCTATGTCGTCTTTTGTTATATCTAAATCTCCAGTTATACTACCACTATTGTAAATTTCATTCCCGTTTAATTGTACAGAAACACTATAAGAAAAACCACTTGTTGTTCTTAGTTTTAAATCTAATTTAGTATATCTGCTTGGAGTACCACCAATATATAAAGTAGATGTGTTTGACATTAACGAAACAGTTTGACCTACATTTGTTGCAGTCCAAGTATTAACCAAAGATTCTACCTCTGTTGCAGTTGGAGATTCTACATAACCTTTTTTTCTATGCAACCACATAAACAAATTATAGTAAGGTGTATTTGAACTATTAAAGAAATCGTTGCTAAATGTTATACCATAGTTTGTTTCTATTGCTTGTATAATAGTATCTACTCTTATTGCATATTTTAAATCATCCCAAGCTACTCCGTGTAAATGACTACCACCACCACTTTCATAGTAAACGTTACCATCTAAGTTAGCAGAAGAATCTGAATCGTAATGTAATCTATTTGTATGTGTTATTAATGGTGTTATAATATCACTTGTTGCTGGATTTGCTTTTAGCTTTGCTTTTACATTTGCAGCATTGTAAACTAAAGTGTTTGAGTTTAAATCACTTAAAGCACCTAGTTTATCTTCTCCAAGTAAGTCTTTTAAAGTTACTGTGTTACCAGTAAATCTAACCTTGTATGTATATGGTACATTGTTTCTTAAATCAACACCTTCTAGTTTTATTTTACCTTTTCTAAATTTTAAGTAATTTAATTCTAAGGTTGCATTTACTCTACCTCTACCATCAAAACCATTTGTAATACTATTGTTATAATAGTGTTTGAATATTTTATTATTCTCTTTTGTTGCTGGTAGTGTGAATGTCTTTGAGTAGTCTGTAAACACTTTCTGAACGTCTTTTACATTCTGGATCGTTTGTGTTAGTACAACACTTTCATCATCAAATAAATCTACTCTCTGACCTTCTATGTATAGTTGTATTTTTTGCATTTACCTTATGTCATTTAAAACATTATAAGAATTATCAAACTCTATTGTGTATTCTACTAATCTATCGTTTACACTTGTCTTGTATGTAATGTTGCTTGTCTTTATATTGATTGGATATACTTGATTGTTTTCGTTTGTAATCCATACCCTTTCTGATAACATTAATTGTTTAAACACCTCGTTAAAAGATTCGTTTACAAAACCACTACTTAAAGAAACTGATTCATTTGCTTCTATATTGAAATCTCTTTTTGTGTGATTGTATGTATTATAAGTGTTGTTTGATGCTAGTATATTTGCTTTGTAGCTTTCTCTTTTTGTAGTCATTCTATCAACTGACTTTTTAAAGAAGTACAAATCCTGCAACACTCCAAACTTATTTATAAATGTTGTCTTATAAGGTGTAAATTTACACTCACTTAATTGTTTTATAATTATAGTTGATGTTTCTGAACCAGAATCTCCAGTATATTGAATAGTTGCTTTTGCTGCTTGTTCATCAGTATAAGATGTGTAAACCACTTTGTCTTGTGATTGGTCTGATAAAGAAAACGTTTCAGAATCTAAAAGACCATTATCTGAATCATAAAATTTAGCAGTTACACTTCTATCTGTTTGTACTGGTATATTTATTTGATTACCAGACTCTATAAACATTTCGTTGTTGCTCATTAATAAACCCTCGTACTCAAAAGAATAGTTTGCACCATCTTCAAAATAGCCATAACTCTCAAAGGCTAAGTCTGTATCTATTGTTTGTGATAATTGTACACCATTACCATCAAATGCAGTAAGTGTTGTTCTTACCCATTTACAAGATTGTTCAGCAAAGCCATCATAATCTCCATTAAAACTTAAATCTATATAATCTCTTATAAGCTCAGATATCTCAAAAGATATTTTAGTTGTGTTTAGTATTATCTTTTTACTAAGGTTGTATTGAGGTGTACCACTATAACCAGTTGTTTCATCTCCAGTATAAATCTCAATATCTAAAGTTGCAGTTGCTAAGTCAGCATTTGATACAGATAAAAAGTGTGGACTCCTTGTGTTAATTATTCCCATTTGTTGTAAATTTTAGTAGTTCTTCAACATCTAATTGATATGCTTTTATTATGTCTTTATCTAAGTTTTTAAATGCTTTTTTAAATGGCTTTGTAAAAAACAAACTTGCTTTTATTCCTTTTTCAAATATACTTTTTGCTATCATAAATTGTAAAGACTTTCTTGATATGAATTTACCATCTTTACCTCTTATACCTTTTAAACCTTTTCTTACGATCCATTTATCCATTTTACTTGGAGGTGGCATACCTTTTAATCCTCTTTTACCACCTTTAGATTTATAACTAAAAGGAGAGTTCTTATTTTCAATATAATTAGATTTAGTTCCTTTTACACCCTTGTCTTGAAATATACCATAATCTTCCATTAGGAAGCTCATAGAGAAACTATTTGGACTAACGTTTAAGTCATAGTCTAAACTATTATAAAGTGCCTTAGAACTATTCTTTTTACCCTTTGTTAGATTTGTTCTTGATTGTTGAATAACATACTTAGCAAATCTATTCAGCTCTTGTTGTACGTTCTTTAACATATATTAATATCATTGTTTACAAGCACGTCAAATGTCATTGCCCAACCAGCCATCTCATTTTCAAACCTATCATAAAAAGGTTCTAAACTAGGATTGCCATCTAACTGGTATAAGTCTTGGTGTAATGTACCACCTCTTAATACTTGTGATAGTTTGTTAAGTACTGCTAATTGTGTGTTAAGTATATCTTGTTCGTTATCGTTACCTCTAAAAATATCAACTACTGCTTCTTTCGAAACATCAACAATATCCATAGACAAAATAGATAGGTTAAAACGTAATACATTATCTTCGTTATTTACATTATTTACTATGATGTGTGATAAAGGAAATATAGTTTGTTTGCTTAAATCAATCTTTGTAATGTCTCCAGTTGTTACTGTGTTTACATTTACATCTGATAATAATTGATTCTTTATTGTTTCCGTTACTTGATAAAATCCTTTCATCTAAAATTTACTTTTTATTTGTTGTGCTTCAATCTCTGCCTTTTCTTTTGTGAATGATAGAAAGGTAAAACATTGATGTATATTTAATTTAGTGATATCTTCAAGCTTTCTAACATCTCCTCCAGCGAGACTAAAAATTGATGAGTACCATCCCCACTTTGCTGAGAAATTAGCTGCTCTTGAATAATCTCCATCTGTTCTTGATTGCTGGAATAAAGAATCGTATGCTTCGATAACTCTATCCCTAAATTGTAGAAAAAAAAAAGACTACCTATTGCTGCACCCAATGGCATAGCTTTCATCTTCTCTGAATCATCAGCAGTGTATTCTTCTATGTTATATTTACCAGCTCTGCTTGTTACAATTGGTCTGTATAATACATTCATTGCAATATGCATTTTTTGCCAATCAGATGCGTTACCATCCAAGTCTACATACTCTCCTAAAGACATTTCATCTAAGTCTGGGATAAATCCATACTGAGTACCATTTAATGTAAACTTGTCTATGTGTGTTGGTGTTTCGTTTAACATCTCTGTTAAGATATCTACTATTGCTTCAACACTTGACATCTTTAATTTATAACTATCAGATAAAGGAATACCACAAAAGATTTCTATCATCTTTGCATTTAAGAAGCTACCTTCTTGATTCTCTTGTGCTACTTTTAAGAACTTCTGATATTGTCCTAAAGTAATCTCATTTAATGATGTTGGTACATTTATCTCTATATTCATAATTATATAATACTTTTTTGTTAATGTTTTATAAAAAAACCCTTACAATTTTCATAGGCTTTTGTAAGTAGTAAATAATGATTAGGTTTTGTTGGCTTTGCAATCCTTACTTGCTTTCCAGTTCTGTGATGTATAAAGCACTCTACAATTGCAATCATCTGTAAATTATTCATCTATC